GATGCTGAGCACCTTACTCGCGGCCGCAGCGGCGAGTGTTTTCACTTTGGCGATGGTAATTGCTGCCGCAAAGGCCGTGATCTTCGCTGCACACCACTGCGTGGCCGAGGATACGATGGCGATATCGACGGCCAGGATCTTCAGTGCCCCAGCGGCGACACCGATGCCGGTCGAAGCGAGTGTTGTCGCTGCGCCCAGCGCGACGAGCGATCCACCAAGAACCAACGTTGCACCACCTACGGCCGCCACCGAGAGAATGACGCCCTCGTTCGCCTGAATCCACTGCGTCACACTACCGGCAATCGCCGCAAAATCATCAGCCAACTCAGTAAGCGATTGATCGAGTGAATCCCCAATTGCAAGAGCGACACCTTCAATGGCCGAGAGCAATCGACGGAACGAGCCGCCTATTCCACCGTCCATCACCGCCGCGGTCCGCTCAGCCGTTCCGCCCGCCGTGTCGATCGCCCGATTGAGGCGCTCGAACTCGCTGGTCGTCAATTTCGCACCACCGGCGATGGCCCGCATACCGAAGATCTTATTGAAGACGGCCAGCTTCTCAGCTTTCGGCAGATCATCAACAGCCTTACCGATATCGTGCAGGATGTCCGAAGCTCCGCGCAGTTTCTTCGACGAGTCGGTAACGGCAACCCCTAGATCCTCAACCTGCGCACGGATTGCCGGATCGGTCATCCGTAATAGGATGTTTCGGACCGTCGTTCCTGCCATCGAGCCCTTGATTCCGAAGTTGGCCAGCGCACCGAGCAGCTTGGCCGTCTCTTCGAGCGTCAGCCCGAACTCGTCGGCAACGGGCGAGGCGTACTTCATCGAATCGCCAAGCTCCAAGAGCGTCTGTGCCGAGTTATTCGCCGTCGCCGTCATCACGTCGGCCACTCGCTGCATCTGATCCGCTTCAAGCCCGAATGATCGAAGCGTAGCGGCGGCGATATTGGTCGCTTCCGCTAAATCCGTTCCCGTCGCGCGAGCGAGATTCAGTACCGAGGCAATCGCCGCGTCGATCTGATCAGGGGAAAAACCGGCACGCCCGAGTTCTAACATGCCACCGGCCACTTGGGCCGCAGTGAAGGAAGTCGTACGCCCAAGAAGTCGGGCCTTCTCCGTCAATCGATCAAACTCTTCGCCGGTCGCGCCGACAACCGCTTGCACGCTGCGCATCTGATCGTCGAAACCGACAAAGATTCGAGATGCAATAACCAAAGGCGCCGCTACCATCGCACCGAAGGCCATAAGCTGCCGACCGATCGCGCCGACCTTCTGCCCGAACTCGCGAACCTTGTACTCGGCCGTGCGCAGTCCGCGCACGAGCCGAGTATCATCGGCAAACAGCTCGACAAAGGCCCGTCCGGCCCGGATTGCGGTGGTGGATGACATAGACGGAAGTACCTAATAAGAAGATTATCGGCCGATAAACGCCCGACGGAAGTCGGCGAGATTTTCGGGCGTCACTTCAATGATCTCTTTCCCGCGAACATGCCGTTCGACATACGGGTTGAAATCATCGGGTCGAAGTACCCGAGCTTTGCTATCACGATGACAGTTGGCCAGAAGGGCCATCAGAGCCGAGGCGACCGACCACCAGGATTGGCCTTGCCCCTCGGACATAAGTAGAAGTTGGCGAAGCGTCAGGCCTCTTGGATCAATTCCGAGGCTTCCGGCGGTGAGCCAAATGTCCCGCCACGGATCGTCTCTTCCAGACGTCGCTCGGCCTCTTCGATCGTTCGCTCGATATCGATCGCATCGATCCGAGTCTCGGCCGCTCGAATCGCCGCTTCGATCACTTGCATCTGTGCCAAGACCGCCCTCGCCCTGTCGGTTCGGCCTCGGCTCTGGAAAAAATCGACCAATTCCTCATAGAACGCTTTCTGGGCGGCAAGTAGTGTGGAACCGTCGAACGAACCGCGAACTTGCGCTGCCGTGACGCCATGCTTTTCGAACTGATCCCCGAGAAGTGCGCAGATCACTTCCCCGAGCATGATCTCATCGGTGCCGAGGCGCGTTAAGAGTGGCGGACTGCCCTGCTCGGGTTGCAAAAGATCGATGCCCAGCTTATCACGCACTTCGATCGCCGTCCCGAGCGTCAATGAAATCGTCCAACTTCGCCCCGCTTTATCGCAAAATTGCTTCATCTTTATACCTATATATTATATGTGTCCTAAAAACGTCGATAAACACCGCATTACGAGGGTCACGTCGGTTCCATGCCGTCGACGATCCAGCTTTCGAACAGGGCGAGCTTGGCCGTTACGTCGATCGTTACACCATCTTCGAGCGGTTCCTCGCGCGGGAAGCCAGTGATCGAGAAGTCGGCCAGCGGCCCCTCACTATCGTCAACCGGCGTGGTTCCGTCGGCGCTTTTAGCGCCGGTGAGCGGCGAGAGTCGGATCTGGCCCGCACTTAAAAACGCCGACTTGACCGCCTCGAATCCGGCGTCACCGGGCAGCCAGAGCATCTTGAACTCGACCGTGCATTCGCGAAGCGTCGCGGCCGTCGCTCGCCAGCCCTTGTTCTTGCGCGTCGTCACGTCCGCCTCCCCGGCCGACAGGTCGCACTTTACATCCATCACGTTGTCCATCTCGGTCAGATCCGTCAGCGACTGACCGGCTGAGCCAAAATAAAGCTTCGCATTCATTCCAAGTAGAAATTCAGGCATCGTTAGACATACTCCTTGCTATTTAATGGAATCCCGCCACTGGCGCGGCAGGTTCGACTGTTCTTTGCGGAAAGCCGGTCCCATGTAGGGGCGCGGCTGAAAACGGGAACGGATCATTCGCTTCTTCTTAGGCGAGAAGATTTCGACACGGCCACCGGTTTCGAGGATCTGCGGTGCTTTGCCGCGGCCTTTCTTTGTTAGACGAAGCGGGCCGATCACCACCGACCGGCGCACCACGTCGTAACCGAAGAATATAAAGCGTTTCAGAAGGCCGACGTGGCTACTAGGCGGCGAGCCCGCCTTCGATCGGCCCTTACGCTTACGAATCGACCGGCGAGCGGATTGCCGAACGAACGCGCCGAATCGAGAAAGAACTCGACGCGTCGCCCGATCGGTTTTACTGCGAACGGTCTTACTATCGAAGAACATCCGCTTGAAGTCCATGCCGAACATTGTTAGCGCACCATCTTGTAAGAGACCGACAGGACGCTCGTGAAAACTCGCTGATCAGTCAAGTGCTCGGGAACGTAGACTGGGTCGTTCTTAATGCCCGACCAGACCGCCCATGGTGTGGCCGACAGAACACGCTTGCGCAAGAAGTCGGCGATTTCATCGACGAGCGAACCGAGCGTTTCGACCGCCGTGTCCGGATCACCATCGATCTTCTTCTGCACGCCGATATCGATCGTCACTTCGTACTGGCTCATGCCTCGGGTGACGCCGGTGATTTCAAGCGAATGGGGTACGACCGAGACTTGCAGATCTTTTAGATCCTTAATCTCGAACATAGGAACGGCCAGTCTTTGGGCAGTAAACGCTTGCGAGAACGTCCCTTCGCCCAACTCGGCGGCGACGGCGCCTGCAATGTCGGTTACAATACTCATCCTACTTCCCTCGTGTGGATTCTAAAGGTGATGAGATACGAATCACTCCACCGCCAACAGCCGTCGTCACCGAAGTTCATCACTTCGTAGTAGACGCCATCGGCGATAATCGTGTCGCCTGCTTTAGGTTTTAGGCCTAGTTCGTCGGCCATGATCAGGAAGTCGACCACGTGGGAGCCAACACTTCCACCTTGGCCGTCGCTGATCGTGAAGCCGGTTTTACCGTAGGTGGCATACACTGGAACTGTGTTACCATCCTGAATGTACTGAACGGGGCTGGAGCAGTGCTTACGTTGCTGCTGCCCCAGCCACTGGGCGCCCTTGCGAAGAAGGTCGCTCATTGATCGAACCTCACTCGACCCAGCGCGTCAGTGTCGGCGGCTGCAGCCACCATTTTGCCGATGTACGTGTTGTCGGTTGCGGTGGCCGTCATCGCCCCGCTACCGGCCGTACCGCCCACCGGATCACCATCGGCGTCCCAGTAGACCTTCACACCGACAGCCAGCGCTTCGGCTTTCTTCGGTAAATCAAACACCCCTTGAACCTTAAGCGATCCGGGTCTGCCGGCCGGGATGTCGAGGTTGGCGAAACCGACCAGTTCACCCTGAACGACGACATCGCCTGCGTAAACATTGCTCGACGGCGTGTGATCGATCGACTCACCATCATGGATAAAACGTTTGGACATCAATATTCCTCCTAGCGAAGGCGGCAACGGATAGCCGCCTCCTGTTTCTGGACTCTCTGGATTAGTTGAACCTGCCATTACTTACTCTCAAACGATCAACCGGTGGTCTTCTTTTTCGTCGCCTTCTTACGCGTGGACCGCGGCTTCGAGCGACTGACGACCTTGGGCTTCTCTTCTTCAGGCTCTTCCGGCTTCGGATCGAACCGACCGGCAAAGTCTTCAAGCATCTTAATCACCGATCCAAACGTCTCATCGCTCAGATAAAGCTTCCGGCCGGTCTCCTTTCGCCAATTACGCACAATGACGACGATCCAGATGACCAGTGCGATCACTGCTGGAATCGTGAATCCGACCGTAAAGAACGTCATGATCTCACGCCACGGGAACCCGACCTGGACATCGATATCACTGGGGATGTCAATATCCGGAAAGATCCGATGGACCGGGGCCGAATCGTCTTCTTCGTCAAGCGGCGGGTCGACTTTCGGCGCGGGCGTCCATGGCGGTGTCAGTCGTCCGGTATTCGTTGCCGGGGGCTGAACGGTCTTGAGCTTGGCAACGTACGCTCGAATCGAACCGCGGATCTTTGCCGCCAGACTCGCCGCATCCCCGTTGTAGCCGACGAGCTGACAGACCACCGTCGAGGGATCACCGTAACTACCGTCTCGCGGCGGTTGCACGATCACCGTCGGAATGTGCGTAATCTTGACCTTCTCAAATCGCCACGCCTGCGACTTGTCGCCGTAGTGGTAATAGTGCCAATGCGCCCACGATCGGGACGGATCGCCCGGATTGGCGATGGCCAGCAAGTTTGCATCGCGAGCCCAGTCGTCCTTAAGACGGGCACACGTTTGCGAGCGGCTCGATCCGATAACGGAAATGTACCACTTACCACTGTCGTCCTTCGGCGGGGCCATCGCCTCGACGAATCGATCGGTCGCCGACTGGCCGTAACCACTGATATGCTGTACCATGTCGCCGCATCGAAGCACGGCGTCACGATCCACCTCATCGCTTCGGGCGATGGCAACGATCGCGATAAGAAGTCCAACCGCTGCTGCAACAGCGATCCAAATCTTTTTGTTCTTGGACATAAATCATCCTTTCATAAGGTTTTGAGAATAGAAATACAAACATTACCACCACTTGTGATAAGCAGGCCGAGCCGGGTGCGGCGGGTAGTCAAGGATCACTACCCACCGTCCACTGGCTAAGTGCAACTTTCGGAACGCCTCTTCGTCGTACGTGTCGATCCGATCGGGCGAATTATTGTTGCAGACATGCCAAGTGCCGGTTTTCGGATCGTGACCGACAAGCGTTTGGAAGTGCGCCCGACCGGCCCCGATTGCTGCACCACGACCCGTCGAAGCCGCCCAGCGCATCCAATCGAATGTTCGCTCGCCGGTGATGTTGTAGGCCCGGATGCCGCGCGATCGACAATATCTGGCGACACGCTCGGGATACGACCCGCCGCGCTCGGCCGGGCCGTACTCGGTATCCCAAAGAAGTGTCGCCGCGGCTGGGACATCCTGATCGGCCCCGCACATGCCGATACTGCACTGCACACACGAGCCGTCGGGATTGAAGTACCAGCGGCGGATCTCGATGGGCAAGTCCATCGCATGCTCATCCGGTGGAATCCCTGACACGGCGGTTCCGAGAATCAGCGAAACAAGCACAATTCCACGCATAAGGTGCTCCTGTTAAAAAGGGTTACTCGAAAAAACGAAAAGCCAGGAACGCCGCGATATGGTCTTTCGGCGAACGATAGATGTAGTCCGCTTGTGTTAGCTCATCCAAGGCGGCATAATCCGAGTCCGTCCAGTCAGCACACGCATTCCGACAATCGCTCGTCTTCAAGTGCAGTCCGAAGGGCAGCACGTACATCGACTTTCACACTCATAAATAAGCCTTTCGCAAAAGGGTTAAACAGTCGATCAGGCGACACCCTTCATCAGCAGCGCCCCGCGATAATCCTGTTCCTTCACACCGAAGTCGATGTATCCACGGAACTGGATACCGAGCGTATTGAAGTCCGCGTCGGCCCGTTCGACCGTTGGACGATCGACGCCACCGAGGAACGCCACCTCGATCGTCGGGATGCGATTCGGATCACCCATCAGATACCAGCCGCTCGCGCTGGCGCCCGTGAACGACGTATTCGACAAATACGTCGAAGAGACAACGTCGAACTTGCCTGCGTGCGGATTGTTGCTCGGCTTGGGCTTGTTCGCCGTGGTCGTTTCGTTCACCTGAAGCGCCGTCATGAGCTGCTCGGCTGCGACCTTCAGCGCCGTCGGCACAAGCAGGATTCGAGGCGTTGCACCAAGCGGGCGGCCGTTGGGCTTCGTCTGGTTGCCGAACAGGATCTCGGCCGCCGTCAGCGCGTCGATCGAAAGTGCCGTATCGGCACCCGCCGCGTAGTTCTTATGATCCGCGTGGAAGAAGGCCTTGCCATCGCTCTGCACGGGGTTCGACAGTAGCAGTTCCCAGACCGCGTCGGCGATCGATTCGCCTGCGCCCATACCGATCTGAAGTGGGATGTCGGTCATCGCGCCCATGTCGTCATTGATGATCATCTGCCGCGTCAGGGCGAACATGATACCATGCGTATTGGCTTGCTGGCTAAAAGTTTCTTCCCCAATTTTGCCGTGCTTGAGTTCCCCGTCGGGCCCGATCTTCTCGAACGTGAAGTTGCCTGTCATGCGGTAGCGGGTATGCGACTTGAAGTCGTTGACCGTCGCGACCTTGCAGATCCGTCGCCACGCATCTTCGACGTAGTTGTAGCCCTGAAGCAGCATCTTATTGGCCAGGTTCGAGAGAATACCCGGCAAGCTGGCCGTACTGAACGCCGCCTGAAGCCATCCGCTCGCGTCACGTCGGAACCGGGGAAGCCGCATCCCGCAGGCCAGTTCGCAGAACTCTTGGATACCAATGCCGCGTAGCTTATCGGCCGCTTCGAGTGTTTGCCCGTCGTAATGACGTTCGAGCGCCGAGGAAGTGATCCCGGTTGCGCCCATAGCCACCGCTTCAAGCACGGTTGGCGAAGTCTGATCTTGCGGAATGTGCGCCGCTGGTGCCTTCGGGCGCGAGATTCGCATCACTTCGAGCTCGCAGCGCGTTAGATCCCAGTCCTCTTCGAGCGCTTTCGCTTCAAGTTCGGGATGTTCCGTGCCGCAGATCTTCCGAAT